TCCACCACCGTTATTAATAGATTAAATGCATTAACAGTCTCAGCTATGTCCTTAAACTTCCGGGTATCTAGTAACTCCCGCCACTGATTAAACACCGGTGCCTCTTCGTCCCATGATGAATTAAATGCCCACAAAATGCCCAACAATATGTCCACGTCTACCGTGTCCTCTTTGTCGTACTGTTCGTATAACGCTGCGAGATCGCTGGGGAGGGTTCGCCCAAATTCACCGTGATATAACACTAGTGAATAGGGCGAACCAATGAAATATAGGGTACGATTGTATAATGTACCCCTGATCATGCTACACCTGCTTATTCGCTAGCTTTTGTGGTAGTAGTCTTTCCTGTTGTCTGCTCTGCTGCTGGTGCCACTACATCTTCGAAGAAGTTGTCATATTCGGTGTCACCCTCATAGCACCAGGTGCTTACCACCTTTTTGTCAATGTCTGCGAAGTACTTCGGGACAACTGTGAGATCCAAGCTGTCGGTGTCTGGTGTTACGCTGTCTTGAACACCGTTTGCACTCTTGCTTGGGCGTGAGAGTTGTACATCATATAACCAAGTGCGGCGGTTCTTTGCGTCACCTTGGATACGATAACCGAGGGCGAAGTGACGTGGTTTACCGTCTGCTACCTCTACCCACTTTCCGTTTGCGTCTTTGTACCAGCCCAAAGCTGTGGCGATGAATTCGTCGTCAAATACGTCTGCCTCTACGCTTCCTGTGTACCCGTTGTTGGTGCTAATAGTTGCAATCTTGCTGTCGTCACCATATACCGGGTTTGAGCTCTCGTCCGGGTCTAGCGTAATGCTCAAGACGTTAGGGATTGAGAATACCTCGCCATATTTTGTGCTGTCTGTTTCGTCTACAAATGCTGCATGTAGCTCTGCAAATCCATATTTATACTGGTTCATGGTTTGTCTCCTGTTTTATAGTTACTTTGTGAAATAATAGGTTGTATAGACGATGTCGTCGTCAAATATGTCGCCACTTGCTGTATAAACTACGTTGTGGCTGTCTAATACTTGCTCTACCTTTTCTACCGCTTCGTAGTAGTCTGGCGTGCTTTTCTGTTGTCCATATACGCTTAATGCCCAATATGTCCTCTTTATGCTCACCTTGTCGTCTGCTACTATGTCGTTTCTGTCGTCTCTGTGGTACTCAATAAACGGGGAGCTGGGCACCACTTCATCATCTGCCCAGCTCCCGATAGTTGTTGGTAGGTCAATTTCTTTGAGAATGTTTAACACTAGCTTAACGCCTCCTTCAGTTTCTTTGCGGCGTTCTCTGCTGCTGGTGCTACGTGTGGGTACGCTTTGGTGCGTCCGTGTCCCTTAGCGTTTACGTGCCCCTTTTCTAGTAGGTGTGTGAGCTGTGGTTTTTTCTTGTTTCCTACTGTTACTGTTAGATTTCCGTTTAGTGTGCTTTCTGACTTTGTCCACCCTGCTTGGTATTCGTCCCAGTCTTTATACTTTCCTGCGCCTGCTGGTGTTTCTGTTTGCAGTTCCTTTTTGGTGCTGTTACCTACCTTCCGGATCTGCTTGTTTATTTCCTCTTTCTCCATTTCTGAGAATTCGTCGAGGATTGCGTCAAATTCACCCAAAAATTCATTAAAACTAACAGCTACGGTGTTTGACTTACTCATGGCGTTCACCTACTATAACTGCCCACTCTGACTGTTCCTGGTAGTTCTGGACGCTGGATACTTTGTACTTCTTGCTGTCGTAATCTATATATAACTTTTGCAGTTCGTACTGTTTGAGTTCGTCAATCCAGGGTATAACGAATTTATAGGCTCTGGTAGCCTCTGTGCCGCCGTTTGCGGCGTTCTCCGTGTCTTCCTGTGGTCTTGCTTGCCCTTTTCCAATATATAGGCTTACGTCGGCTTCTGTGCGTTCTCCTGCGTAATTTCTGCTAACTACTGTGGTATATACGTGCAGTGTTTCGTTTAACCTTGGTATAATTCGATATACCTTGGTTTTCGTGTCCCAGTTGCCCAGCCACCCTCCAAAAATGCTTTCCGGAGTATAGTAGGCTGTAGCTCCTTCTGTTCTGTATATGTTGCCATCAATGTTTATTTTGGCGTCTAGTAGTGTTCCGCCGTCTTCGTAGTTTCTAGGAAAAAATAAGGTTAAATATTCTTTAACCGCTGAAAAATCACTCAGCTCTGTTGGGTCACCCGGTGTTATCAATACATTGTTGACGGGGTACCCGTTGACCAGTATTGTTCTACCATTCAATATTGGCACCCCCTTTGTCGTGTACTGCTAGCTTTATCTGGGTGGCACGGCGTCCACCAATGCCTAGCACCTGTAAGTCTTCCGGATACAGTGCCCAGCTTCTCTTTCGTCCGCTGTAACTTACTGTCTCACTAATACTTCCCACTGTTTGTGTAACGCTGCTATAAGGGCTGACGTTGGCGTCTTCTAGTTTACGCTGTACTAAATCACAACACACCGTCATGAGCGCTGTTGCTTTGGCTTCTGTGTCGATGTTGTACTGCTCCACCACACCGTCCAAAAATAACGAAGCTCGGGCGAGTAGCGTTTCCGCTCTTGCTGCTTCTTCTGCTGTAAGCTCACGCCAGCCTGCCTCGAGATCGCTTAATTCTGCGTAGTTCATAACTCGCCCTCACTTGTCTTGTGTTCCTACTCTTCGTCGCCCTCGTCGTCTGCTGCTACTGTTGCTGCTGCTACTTCCTCGCCGGTTGTAACAAGTGCGAATGCGTCCAAATCCATAATGCCCACACCATAAACAACCTCTGCGCGGATTGCTACCTCGTTGTGTCCTTTGAGGTCACGTCCCTGGTTGTCTGGGTCACCATATTGAATAACTTGGAGCGGAATGTCCTTTTGTACGCCCCACACAAATGAGCTGAAGTCACCTACGATAGCTTCGATGTTGCTGGTTTGCTTTACTTTGCCTGCCGCTGCTGTTAGTCCTAGATAACCGTTGATCCCGTTAGGGTAAAGGCGGTAGCCGTTAGCGTCACGAGCTGTAGCAATCTCTGCTGCAAATGTACCATCGGCTGCGATACCGTTTGGAATGTAGTCGTTAGCGATTACTGCTTTATAGGCGTTATCAATTGCGATGTCTTCTTGTCCTGGTGTTGCTACAATGATTGTTTGAGCGTCTTTGATTGCTTCGTCAATACGGTTGGTAACTTCACCAGTTGCTGGATTGATTTTATGAATGCCAATAAGGTCGAGGGCGTCTACGAGGGACTTAGTGATCTGCTCTTTGACTGTATCAAATACCTCGAGCTTGTAATCCTCGTCACCCCAGATAAACTCGTCACTAACACGAACAGTTGTTTGGAGTTTGACTGGTACGACTGTTTTAGTCTCAAATGCTGCTGTTGTGCTGCCTTTTGCCTCACCCTCACCTACGATCTGAGCCTTTGGTGTACCGGTGAGTACCATAACGTCTGTCTTGCCAAATTTTTGTGGCTTAGCGTTTGCTAGGCGAGGGAGGACTGCTTCTTGCTGTACCTTCTCCCAAATCTCGCTTGTGATGTTGTTAGGTAATGCTAGTTTCGAAAATGTCAATGCTTCTGCCATTTTAGTTTCTCCTGTTTCGTTAATTTCTGGCTTATGCTAACTTTGAAAGCTGCGCTAGATACTGCGCGGTTTCATTTTGTTCGGGCTTTACGTTTGCTGGTTTGCGTCCTTCGTGTCCGCTTGGTGTAGCAAATTTCCCGGCGAGTAACTTGGCTTGAGCTTCCAGTCCTTCTTCATCTTGTGCTGTTAATAAGATTTTGTACTCTGCGGGCACCTTGTATTCTCCAGCGATTTTGTCGATTGTTGCGTTCCTTGCTGCTGCTGCGTCCTTCTCGGCGATCTGTGTTTGTAGTGCCGTGATCTGTTCAGTTAACTTCTCGATGTCTGTCTTGGAGTTGTCTTGTAGTGTGTCAAATTCTGCCGCCTTTTTCTTCAGCTCTTCATAGTCTGCGTACTTTGCGTGTTCCCGTTTCAATCTGTCCGTCACAATCTTGTCCAGCTCTGTTTGGGTAAATGTCTTTTCGATTTCCTCTTTGCTTTCTTGCTGGTCGTTCTTTACCTCGTCACTCATGTTTGTTCCTCTCGTTCGAGTGTTTAATTGTCTCCGCCGTTTCCGCCGGCGTTTGCGTAAAATCTATATACA